TATAAAACATTTTGCCCGTGTGACTGTTTTGCCCGATGGTCACGTCGTTACGCGCATGCGTCTGATGCTGAGGATGATGTCCCAGCGAATGTCAAACACACCGTTAGATTTGGTGAGGTTGACGAAGACTTTGTCTTAGACGATGCGGCACCGCCAACTCCGGAGCGTACTTCTGGAGAGAAAGTCCCTGCTGAAACAGGGCCTGGTTCAAAGGTGTCCGAATCAGAGCCTCCCGCTGGAGGCGACCCAACTGATAGGGCTAAATCTAGAGCCAACCAAACGTATTACACCTATGAGGCGTCTGTTATTCGATACTTGTATCTTATGACTATCTCCTACGTGGTCTTCGTTGGTTTGTTGTACCTATGCTCTAAGTTCGTTATGGATGTGCAGTTGTGGCCCTTCAATTGGGTCGTGACTTGTGTTGACAAGATGAGCTATGAGTACGGACATTTCTTTAGAGAGTGGATTGGGTGGAGTGGTAGCTCGAGTGGGTTGCTTAAGGATCATTGGCGCGTTTACGAGTTGTTTTACGACACGTACGAGTTCTGTGAACCGATGGTAGCTACTCCAGTGAAACTGCATTGTACAGGTTATTACTTGAATTTCTGTTATGAAGATCGACCTTGGCTTTTTGGCTTCGGGAGATGGATGAGTTATTTGGGTGTTACAGAACCGACGGTGTTGATGGTTCCCTGGTTGCAAACGCATGTTTTATTTTTAGCGAGCTTCGCTCTTTTCACCTGTTGGGTTGTTGTCCTCAGCTGCGCTGGTTTCATTAGAGGTATTTTACCGATATGGGGCTGGTTATGTTGGGGCGACGTAGTGGTTGATCGTAACTATGAGTACGACATGGAGATCTTGAGTGAACGGGTCGGTTGCGATAAGCAACTACTTTCTTATGCCTGTTCCGTGATTTATGGTAAGTCTCGAGATGAGCGCAATTTATCCACTCTCCATAGTTCGGTCAAATCGTGGATTGGTGCAAACCTCAAGTCTTGTCCCGAGTCGACTAGATTCGATCAGGGTGCAAACGCTACTCGCGCAGCTTTCGCTTATGTGGAAGGTGAAGTTAGCATGTTTGAATACTTCGGTGTTAAAGCGATCTATGACGGGTTAGTTAAGGCCACACGGTTCTCTCGTGGAACGTTGAAGTGGGGTCGACAACTACCCGCCCACTAAGTCGGGCCGGTCATCGTCAGTTCTCTTTGTGTGGGACCTACTGATAATATCATATTGGATACCAATTGTGAGATATCAAGAATTCCACTCGCTGACGATGATCGCCACAAGAAACATTTGGTTCGAGTCTCCAGACCACCTATTGAGGGTGTGTTTCGACCATTTGTTCATTGCGACTGCTTATGCAATCAGATTCGATCGATTGTAGGTAGAGTCGCCGGACCCGTTCCTAAACCTAGTGATTTTGGAGTTGAATTACTTTACAAGGCCTCGGAACGAATTAAGGATGCGCTGCCCCGAACTACAGCCAATGACATTCATGCCATGCCGATGCGTTACTCAGGTAACAAGCGTCGTCGGTATGAGTTCGCGGTTGATAGGTTTCTCATGGGAGGTGTGCATCGAACGGACGCGTACTGCAAGATGTTCGTAAAAGCAGAGCGTATTGATGGTGAGTCCAAGGTTAACCCCGACCCACGTGCGATCCAATTTCGTGGCGCAGTTTACTGTGTAGCATTAGGATCTTATCTCCACCCTATAGAACATGAGTTGTATCTATACGATGGAGCCAGTGATGGTGTCCCAAAGAGTCGCAATATTGCGAAGGGTTTGAATAGTGTTGATCGAGCTAGGTTGCTAAACCAGAAACTCTCTCACTTTGTTTCCCCTCGGATCGTTGGACTTGACGCCAGTCGTTGGGACAAGCACGTAGCTAAGGTGTTACTTCAATTGGAACACAGCATTTACCTCCACTCTAATCCTTGCCGATTCTTCGCTTACCTGTTGTCCTTACAACTAAACAACACAGTCTTTTCCAGTTTAGGTATTAAGTACAAAGTTGAAGGTAGAAGAATGAGTGGTGACATGAATACTGCGTTGGGCAATTGCCTATTAATGCTCATCATGTTGATAGCCTGCTCCATGCATTTAAAGATCCAGAGATGGGATTGTTTGGATGATGGCGACGATTGTCTGGTTATCGTTGAAGCGTCAGACGTGTCCACCTTCTGTGATGCGGTAGAAGGTATTTTCCTCCATTTCGGTATGGAGATGAAAGTCGACCCTCCAGTTGACAGTTTGCACAAGATTGTATTCTGTCAGAGTAATGTGATCGAGCATTCTCCGGGTGACTTTAAGTTTGTGCGACATTTTCGAAATGTTGCGAGTAAGGCCATGAGTGGTATAAGACATTGGGATGATTCGACCTATAGAACCCGTGTACTTAGCGCTATTGGCACTTGCGAACTTGTTCTTAATTTAGGTGTTCCTATATTACAAGAGTTCTCTTTGGCATTACTACGTAATACAGGTATCGACGTTGACGTGTTGCAGTATGCACCGGACGGTATTAGAGCGCGAGCTAGTAGGGATTTGAAGGCTTTAGGGCTGACATTTTCTGAAGTCAAGCCTAGACCGATCCAAGATTGTGCGCGCAGTAGTTTTGAGTTAGCCTTTGGTGTATCCCCGAATGAACAAATTGACATGGAACGCGCGCTACGCGGCTGGTCCTTCGATTGTTCTTCGCCCAACATCTATTGGGGCTCTGAGCGAGATGTGCCTACTTGGTTACCGAACTACTCCAACTACGACTGTTGACGTCAGGCAATATGACGATTGCAAGACAAAGAAATAAGTCCAAGAAGACCGTTGCCCGCGGATCTTCTCAAGCACTGAGGCGTGCTCAATTAGCCTCAACTCGGATTAGTTCAAATCCACCTGATCTTACCCATCACGCAAACGTTCTAGATGGCCTCAGTAATCCATTTTCTGAGTTTTCATCTAGCGCGCGGTATCCTGATGCTGGTTCTGGTAGAACATTAACGACTCAACAGCGTTACTCTTTCCCGATGTCTTCGGATGTCAATGGGCAGTGTGCGCTTGTCTTTAGTGTAAAGCCAAATTTCCCGATGATCGCTGCAGCGAGTATTGCTGGTGCTGTTGCCACTTGGCCTGCCACTTACGCTGCTAGTGTCAACCAAACTGGTGACCTCATCAATACGTATGGTTCCTTCTATCGCCCGACTTCCTTTGGAGTGAAATACACTAATACTCTTAGTGCTACTAACTCTCAGGGGTCTTGGGTGGTTGCAAAGGCCGGTAGTATCGCGTTAAGTGGTACTACTACTTTCAATCCCAACTACTTTAGTAGCTATGACGTTCATCCGAACGCTCATGGTGAAGAAGGTCATTGGCATACGACTTCTCACCCTCGTGGAGCGAATTCTTATGCTATGGCTAAAGTTACTGATTGGAATACCAATACTGTAAGTGATCAAACTTGGGAAAGCATCTACGTTTATGGCACAGGTTTGCCTACAAACTCTGCTGTTGGAGTAGTAGAAATTATTGCTAATTTCGAATATTCAACTTTAGAGGATGCACCGATATCTAGTTTAGCTGTTCGTCAGCCTACATTAGACGTTGGGATGCAAACTGCTGTCAATGCCGTGCAATCCAATATTCGTGGTTCTCACAAAGGTACCACTGATAAGGTGCGTGACGTTATTAAACGGGAAGGTAAGAAAGCCCTACTCAAACACGTGTTGCCTTTTCTCACAAAGAAAGCGACTCAAGTTTTGTTGTAGGTAATCACAGATTGAACTAACCACAATTTAGGGGTAAAGCGTGTTTCGGCACAAAGCTACAGATAAGCGCGTAGCTACCTGCTTGCTTCACCACGATTGATCATGGTCCGGTAAACTGGAAAAATCTGTGTCGTGGTCGGAGAGTGATATCCTATGACTCATATTTGGTGACACAAAGCCATTAATTTCTGATGAGGTGAGTCTCGGCAATGGAATTATACTAGTACGCGAAGAGCGGAAAAGTACCTGACCTGAGATAGTTTCTGAAAGGGAATATGTACAGAAGATTGGAAGCTCAACGACCGGGGCCGGCACTAACCAGGGTGCATTCCGGGGCTGCTGTACCCAAGCGGGCGATTCGCCTTTAATGGACGGTAGTAAGAGGAGGGAGGGCAAGCCCTTAGTATTCGACTTGATTTTGACTGGGCGCAGCTACTTTTGGAACCGAAAAAGAAATCCTGACGGGAGGGGCCAGGTTCCTACAACACAAAATTTTAAAACACATCCGGTGATCGGATGGCC